AAAAGGTGTTCACCGAGCCATCAGTTGTATGGAGACTCTGACCCCGGCTTTTGGGATGTGCCGTAACTCATCGGTCGAAATAGGTGTACACCGAGCCTAGGGAGACCTTGCCGCTGCAGTAGTAGCCGGACTACTATAAGGCGCCCGTTGGTCAATGAAGCACTCGTCCTCCTTCAATATCGTCAATAAATTTTTGTTAAATCACAGCACTCAACAGTGTTGCGGGAGATTATACTCATGATCACAACCCCAAATACGTTGCCTGCCCCAGTTCAACAAACGTTTGATGATGTCCTTTTGTCGGTGAGAACTCCAAATCTTATCCACAAATTGGGAGCATTAGCGAAACGCTTGCCAGCTAAGGGTGGTCGAACACTTCGTATGCGTCGATACGATAGATTACCAACAGCACCTGTGCCATTAGGGCCCTCCGGTGCAACACCTCCAGCAACTCCATTAACCGCAGTTGATATTGATGCAACTATGAGTTTCTATGGATTGTATGTAGCAATTAACCAACAAGTCACCTTGCAGAACCAAGATCCCGTCCTGAACGAAACTGCAGAATTACTTGGTCTTTCAATGCGTATGACAGAAGACCAACTAACACGTGATATGTTAGCTGCAACCGCGTCTGTGTATTACTGCACAGGTGGTAACAATGGTGATAACCCAACAAATCTTAGCCTTTCTGATATTGATACAGTAACAGCCCAGCTTCTTTCAAATGATGCGTGGATGGTACTTAATTCAATTGGTGGGGAAGATAAGTTTGGAACAGGTCCAGTTCGTGATGCATATTTAGCATTAGGCCACACAGATTTAGTGCCTAACCTAAATAACCTCAACGGATTCATATCTAAGTACAACTATCCAAACCAAAACAGAACATTGGCTTCAGAATGGGGTACCGTAAACAACACTCGTTTCATGGTATCTTCTGTTGGTTCAATTTCTCCATTGGCATCAGGCCTTGGCAACAATATTTACAACGTATTTGTTCAAGGTATGGAAGCACTTGCTTGTGTAGAACAAGATAACTACTCAGCACAGTTCCTCTATCGTCCGCCAGTGTTCAGTGATCCACTGTTCCAAAACGTGACCGTAGGTTATGTATTTGCTGAGGTTCCACGAATCTTAAACGATTTATGGATCACCAATATGCGTTGTACTCTTGCAACCTAAGGAGATAATATGTCAGTAGTTTTTTCAGGAACATTTAGTGGACGCTTTGTGTCTACTGGTTCAAACCAATTCATTCCACTTCCATCTGGCGTTGACTGGATGACGGTGACTAATGAAACAGTCTCTTATGCAGGTGGCGCTGGCAGTGGTGCCATGTTTACCTGGCAAGCTGGTGATGCGTCTGGGCGTGGTACCCTCTATACCAAAGAAGCGACTATCGGCGCGCTTGTTCCAAGCCAAATCGCCGCTGCATCTGGGTTCTATCTGCTCAATACTTCACAAGCTTCAATTGGTCCGCTTAATAACGGCTCAACGGCAATAACTGCAATATCAACAGCTACACCCCCTCGCGTAACTTGCGGATCAACTGCAGGTATGCCAACGGGTACAATTGTTCGCCTTTCAAGCATTACTGGAGCAGATCAGTTTAATGGTTATGATTTCACAATCACAAACATTAACGGTACTCACTTTGACCTTGCATATGCTCCAACACTTGCTGTTGCGGCGACTGCAGGTAATTTCCGCGTAGTTGCATTCAATACCTACTGGTATCCTGCATATCGCGAAATGATGAAAGTTGAGAAATCAGGATCAGGAACAGTTCCTGCTGGTGTAACTCGTATAACGATGAGTGTTACTCAAAACTTTACGATTGGCCAAGTGGTTACTCTTATTGTTCCGCCACAGTTTGGAATGATTGAACTTAACAATCAAACTGCAACTATTGTTAACATTAATCAAGCAGACGCAGATGGTGTTACTAATACGATTGATGTGGATGTTGATTCATCTGGCTTTACCGCATTTACCTTTCCTGCTAACGGTGTTGAATTTAATAGCGCACAGGTTATCCCTGTCGGGCAAGATACCGCAACATCATTGGCTCAAGGTCAAAACATATTGGCTGATGCAACAAATAACACAGCACAATTTGGTATGCTACTCGTTGCTGGTGCTAGCAGCCCTGCTGGTGTTGCAAACGATGTGATTACTTGGATTGCAGGAAAATCATTTAATGGTGTGTAATCATTAGATTGAATTTCTTAAAGTTAAGGGGTCTTGGAAATGTATGGGTTGCTCCTCGTATATTTTCAGGACCTCTTTAAAGAATAAAAATAAAGAGAGATTAAGGAGAAATAATGGTTAGAGGGAAATTAACAGGACCAACGCCTACCTATAGTTCAGGAAGAGTAGATAGAAGCG